GCACCTCCAGGTGCTTGTTGGCGTCTTCGAGCGACAGCAGCCCCTTGCGTCTTGCGTCCTCAATCTCGCGGATCCGCAGCTGCGGATCGAACCCAATGGACAACTCCCATTCGACCGGGCGCTCGGCGCGGCGGGCGTCCTCCAGGTAGCGGTCATACGCAGCCTGGAAGGTCTTGCGTCCGCCGATCTTGTCGCCGGTCATCAGCACCGGGCGAGCATCGGCCAGCGCCTGCCGTATCTCGGGCGTCAGCATCACCGTGTCGGCCTCGTCCAGGGCACGCAAGGCCAGCGGCCAGGCTTCGTCGCTGGTCGGTCGACCGTCGGCCTTGACGACGCGGCTGATGATTTCCGCCGGTACCAGCCGGCCGCGCAGTTCCAAGCGGCACGCCCGCAGGGCGTTGGCGATCGTGTCGGCGTCGTAGGCAGCCAGATCGCTGGCGATCATCTTGGCCGTCGCGGCGGTCATGGTTTGGCCGAGGGCGTCGGCCGTGGCGATGATGGCGACGGCGAGTTCGCTTTGCTCAGCGGATGAAAGCATTGGGCTTTACCTCCTGGCTGGCTTGCTGTTCGCGGATCTGCGCGGCGGCGCTCAGATTGGCCTCGGTGGCCTCCATCTGGCGCGCAATCGTGCCGTTCATGGCGCGGCCGGTTTGGCAGGACGTGTAGATCGCCTGCGCGTCGCGCAGCATCAGCGATACGTCGTGCGACGATTGCAGGTAGGCGCGGTCCTTGAGTTTCAGGTAATGCGCGGCCAGCTTCGGCGCTTCCTCGGCGCCAACCTTGTCGATGAACTTGGCCATCTGCCCGGCGACAGTGGCGTTCCATAGCGGCCAGACGCCATAGACCTTCTCGTAAGCGATCGCGTAGTTCGCCCAGGCCTTGAAGGTTTTGCAGTTCTCGTCCTTGGGTCCGCTGGCGGCTGCCCTGTAGCGCTCCAGTGCCGTTTTCGGTTCTGGACTGGCCGGCCTGTCATCGGCGCCCAAGAACTCGCCTTCCATCGCCGGCTTGGGTGCGTCAGCAGCCTGGCCGGAAAGAGTCTCTGCCGTAGTCTCTGCCGTAGTCTCTGTTGTTATCTCTGTAAGAGCAGTGCTGTTTGCACCGATGGAAGGGGGCAATGTGCCTTGATCGATTGGCGGGGTTTGCCCTGAACGATCAGCGGGTTTTGCATCGCTCGATGAGGGCATTTTGCACTGATGAGCAATGGCGCGGGTTTGAGCCTCCATTTCGTTCAGTTTGGCGTGATCGATCGCATAGTAATTGGTGCGGTCGTGCTTCTGCTTGGCAAGCTGCTGGATGCGGATTAATCCCTGCTTTTTGAGTGAGGCAAACCCGCGCTTCACCGTGTCCAGGGACCAGAACGGGAACTGCTCGCGCCATTGCTCCTGAGTGTTGTACACCCAGCGCATGCCCTCGCACTCCACGCCGGAATCGGTCGAATCAATCCAGTAATGGAGCTGCTGGAGAATGATCGCTTCGTTGAGGCCTACATGCGTCGCCAGATCGGCGTTGATTACGATAGGCCGCTTGGTGTGTAGCCAGCTCATTGCATGCCCCTTTCCGGGGTTTGGTCTGATGCTGTAGCCATGGTAGAATCTCCTTGACCTTAGCGGTTTCCTGGATAATCCAGGCTCTGAGGGTGCTGCGCGACTGCATAGGGGTGGTCGTCAGCTGGTTGTTCTCTGCGTTGATGTGAACGAAAAAGCCGGGCCGGAAACCCGGCTTTTTCGTGTCTGGTCGGAATATCATACGGGACGATTCAGTCCCATAAAACATTCTTCCCACGCGCCGGCCTCCTTTCCGACGCAGGGCGGGACTAATTAGGCTCGCAGCCGTTGCTCGAAAAACTCGTCAACAGCGTCCATCCCGTCTTTTTCGGCAATTTCAAGCAAGGTTTCCAGGTACATGCGCGCGAAGGCAGCAGGCTGCTTCGCGGTCTTCGACTTGGCTGCGATTTTCTTAAGGCGCTCGTGGTACTCCGCGTCAAGGCGGACTTTCACCTCGCGGTTGTGTAAGTGCTCTCGATTGATATAGGTCATGGCTTTACTTCCGTATAAGTAACTGATTACAGCTACAGGACCGGACAGGTCTACTACGCAGCTAGTTGTGCATCGTTTCCTTTTTGCATGGCCAGCTCCGGCCAATGATCGAACCAATCATCAGGGCGCAGATCCTTGCGGGTTACAGCGCCTGCCGTTGCTCTTTCAATATCCATAGCTCTGGATGGCGTGATCGAGCGATTACCGGAAGCAAGCCGGGACAGGTAGCTCGGTTCGATCCCCAATTGCTTGGCGAGCGCCCGCTTGCCGCCTTTCGGCAGCCGTTCCAGGTACGTCGAAAACTTCATTCAGAACCCTCCATTCACGTGTTGCCCGTCAATTAAGCATTAAATTTGCCATTTGGTAAACCTGTGGCACAACAATTCGTCACGGCCTGGCGATCGAGCCATATTTCGTTAATGTGACCACCTGTAGCAAAAAGCCAGAAAGCGCTTGACGGGCATTTTCCTTTTGGTAAAGTCGGCGGCAGTCCCTTTTTAGTCCCATCAAATCGGACCCGCTCTTTAACAACCTCAGATCCTCGTAGCGGACCACCGGCCATGCCGGCGGCGAGAACAAAACCCGCTCCATGCAGGCTCTGGTACCTGCCGGCTCGGCATCGGCCACCGAGACGCACTGACAAGCGATCGTCAACGGATTGCCCGATAGAGGGGCGTCCCTGGCAAGGGTCAAGGTTCAGTGAAGAACACCGGAATAGAAGGGGAGGGCATACCCTCCCCGATATCGCAGGCTGTTGTCCAGGTAGCACCGCGCACGCTGCGCCACCTGGAGAACAGGGCGGGATACACCGCCTATCTGCAACGCAGCACCGTTAAAAGGAGTTTCACCATGCTCATTCTTACCCGCCGCGTAGGCGAGCGCATTCTGATCGGCGACGACACCTGGATTACCATCACCGGCGTCCAGGGCGGCCAGGTCAAAATCGGCTTCGATGTTCCCCAGGGCGTGAAGGTGCTCCGCGAGGAGCTAATCGGCACGCCGGCGAAGGCCGCAGCACCGGCGCGTATTCCTGGTCGCCTGGCGGCTGGCCATGGCCCGGTAATTGGTCATCCTTTGACACAAAAGGGGACTTAATAGTCCTCCAGCCTCCGGCGGGACCGCCTAGTCCCGCCACCGTGCATATCGGAAAGCCCGCCAGTAATCAGGCAATGGGGCTTTCCAATGCGCACTCACGGCGCATACGCAGCAGCACATCCACCCTCCGCAGGAGTCACCCCTATGACTGCCATGGAAAAAACCCTCGAAAGCGCGCCGGAATATACGGCGCGCAACGCGAAGCGGACGCCAGACTACGGTGCCGCGGCGAAGTACCTGGAACCCGTCCAGGAGCGCAACATTGAGCACCGGCTGCGCGAGACGCTGCGCCGCGCCAATGCACTGCGCGTAGCCACTCGCATCACCAATGAGAACCGCCGGCGCGACCGCAGCAACCCGTTCGAAGAAGGCCTTTCGCGGATCCGCTTCACGCTCCATGGCATCCGCGATGCCGAAAGCGTCGAGGCGCTGATAAACCGCGATCGCCTGCTGGACGGCATCATCATTGGCGCCCGTCTGTTCGGCTCGCTGCCGGGCGATCAGATCGCCGTGTTGCAGGCGCTGCGCGAGAACGCCTTCGACTACCGGCGCAAGGAGCTGATGCGCCGCTATGACCTGGTGGAGTCGTGAGCACCAAAGCCGGCCAGGCGCCGGCCACCGTCACCCACCTGCTGCGCCCAGGTCAGAGCCTGCCCGAAGCGCTGGGCTATGCCCCTGAAACACCGCTGCGCCTGGTGCCGATCAACTCGCTGCTGACGATTCATCGCCGGCGCTGGTCCGTTGAGGTGCGCCATGGCGACTAGAGAACAGCTGGACCGGCGCCGCCGGTTCTGGATGGAGTCCGCCTTCGGCATGCTCGCCCTGCTGGCCATCATCGGCCTGTATGGGCTAGTCGACCTGCTCGAGCGCGTCCCGCTATGAAGCGCGCGGCTTGGGCAATCGTTTTCGTGATGTGCGCCTTGCACGTCGCCTTCTGGATCTACGTCTGGCGCTAAGCCAATCCCTCACACCAACGCAACGAGCGCGCTGTTTCCGGCGGCGCGCAGGGAGTTTCTATGTCACAAGCAATACAGCTGGACGCTCGCCGCAGCGTCCAGGAGGCGCAGCCCGCTGAATCGGGCGCGGCCGTAATGATTCAGATGATCCAGCGCTGCGCCGCTGACCCTGCCGTCGATGTGGACAAGATGGAGCGCATGATGACGATGCACGAACGCATCGTCGATCGCAGCGCCGCAGCCGCCTTCAATGCGGCCATGGTGCGCGCCCAGGGGCGCATCAAGCCCGTCGTGCGTGATTCGCTGAACACGCACACCAACAGCTACTTCGCCAACCTGGAGGCGATAGACCGCCAGGCCACGCCGATCTATACCGCCGAAGGCCTGGCCCTATCGTTTGGCACGGAAGATTCCGCGCTCGCCGGGCATGTACGGGTCGTGTGCGATGTGATGCACGAACTCGGACACGTCAAGCGCTACAAGGTGGATCTTCCCCTGGATGGCGCCGGCGCACGCGGCAATGCCAACAAGACCGGCGTACAGGCCCACGGCAGCACCTACAGCTATGCGCGCCGCTATCTCACCGTGCTGATCTTCAACGTAACGATCGTGAATGAAGACAACGACGGCAACTACACGGACCCCGAACCGCAGCAAGCCAGCGCCCAGGCTGCGCAGCAGGACCAGCAGAGCGCCGAGCCGGGAATCGAGTATTTCCCCGCCGACCGCTTCGCCAAGAACCTGCCGAGCTACCAGCAGATGATCGAATCCGGCGAACACGACGCCGAGTACATCGCCGGCATGCTCAAGCTCAAGTACCCCCTCACCGATGAACAGCTCGCCACGCTGCGCGCGTTCAAGCCCGTCTCCCAACCACAGCAGGCAGACCAATGATCCTGATCGACACCAAGCAAGGCACCGACGAGTGGCACGCCGTTCGCGCCCGGCACCACACCGCCAGCGAAGCGCCCGTGATGATGGGCGACAGCACCAAGTTCCGCCGTAACGAGCTGCTGCATATGAAGGCGACCGGCAGCGAGCGCGAGTACAGCGAGTGGGTTCAAAAGAACCTGTTCGACAAAGGCCACGCCTACGAGGCGTCGATGCGCCCCATCATCGAGAGACTGATCGACGATGACCTTTTCCCGGCCACCGCCACCGACGACGAGGGCTGGCTGTTGGCATCGTTCGACGGCATCACCATGGCCCGCGACACGCTCTACGAACACAAAATGTGGAACGAGACGCTGGCCCAGGCCGTCCGCGACAAGGATCTGCCGGCCGAATATTACTGGCAGCTGGAGCAACAGCTGCTGGTCGCCAAGGCCCGTCGCGTGATTTTCGTTGTGTCGGACGGCACCGAGAAAAACATGGTCTGGATGGAATACACGCCGGTACCCGGTCGCGCCGAGAAGCTGGTCGCCGGCTGGCGCTTGTTCGAAGAAGACTTGGCCAACTACGTGCCGCAGGAAGCCAAGCCGGTCGCCGTCGGACGCACGCCGGAGAACCTGCCGGCCGTCGTGGTCAAGGTGCGCGGCGAGGTGGTGGCGAGCAACCTGGACGAGTTCAAGGCGCACGCCCTGGACGTGATCCACTCGATCAACCGCGAGCTAGTCACCGATCAGCACTTTGCCGATGCCGAGAAAACGGTGAAGTGGTGCGAAAAGGTCGAGCAGAGCATTGCCCAGGCCAAAGCGCAGGCACTCGGCCAGACCAAGACGATTGAACAGCTGTTCCTCGACCTGGACGAGATTGCCGCCGAGGCCCGCACGGCTCGCCTGGAGCTGGACAAGCTGGTCAAGGCGCAGAAGGAGGCACGCCGGCTGCAAATCAAGAAGGGCGCCGAGGACGCTTTCGCTGCGCACGTTGCGACGATCAACAATCGCCTGGCCCGCGTAACGCTGCCGCCGATACACGCCGACTTCGCGTCGGTTATGAAGGGCAAGCGCACCATCGACACCCTGCAAAACGCCGCCGACACCGAGCTGGCGCGCCTCAAGCTCCAGGCCAACGAGATTGCCGAGAAAATCGAAATCAACCTGGCCTCGCTGCGCGAGCTGGCGAACGGGCATGTCCACCTGTTCCGCGACGCTCAGCTGCTGGTCCAGAAAGACAACGAGGATCTGGTGCTGCTGATTAGGGCGCGCATTAACGAGTTCGAGGAAGCCGAGGAAAAGCGCCGCGAGGAAGAACGCGAGCGGATCCGCGCCGAAGAACGCGAGCGCATCGAGCAGGAGAACGCGGAAGCGGCGGCGGCAGCGGTAGCCGCAGCAGCAGAGGTGCCAGTTTCGACACCTGTAGCCGAGCCCGAGCCGATCGCCGAAGCGCTCCCGGTTGAGCCTATAGCGGAGCAGTCGGTCAGCCGACCACTTAGCCGGCCGGCGCCAGCGGCAACCACTCCCAAGGTTGCGCAGGCGTTCCGCGCAGAGGTCATCGACCTGGCCGCACTGGTCCAGGCTGTAGCGGACGGACTGGCGCCGCTCTCGGTGCTCCAGGTCGATCAGTCGATCCTGGACGAACTGGTGCGCGCGCAGGGCGCTCGCTTCGCTGTACCAGGCGTGCGCCTCTCCAGTCCGGTAGCCGCCGCCAGCTAACCACCCACCGCCCCGGCTCGCCGGGGCTTTCCTTGCGAGGTAGATCCCATGGCGCGCGGCGTCAATAAAGTCATCCTGATCGGCAATGTCGGCTCGGACCCCGAAGTCCGCTACATGCCCAACGGCAATGCCGTTACCAGCCTATCCCTGGCCACCACCGACTCCTGGAAAGACAAGCAGACCGGCCAGCTGCAAGAGCGCACCGAATGGCACCGTATCGTGCTGTTCGGCAAGGTCGCCGAGATTGCGGGCGAGTACCTGCGCAAAGGCTCGCAGTGCTACATCGAAGGCCGCTTGCAGACCCGTGAATGGGAGAAAGACGGCGCGAAGCGTTACACCACGGAAATCGTGGTGGACATGAACGGCGCCCTGCAATTGCTTGGCGGCCGAGGGGCTGGCGACAACGACGCGGCACCGCGCGAGCAGCGCACAACCAGCCAGCGCCCAGCCAACCACCCCGCACAGCGGCAGCCGACGCGCCAGGCACCTAGCCATCCCGCGCCGCCGGACTACGACAGCTTCGACGATGACATTCCCTTCTCGGACCCCTATCGCGGCTTCCGCTGCCTGCTGACCTGACAGCTCGAGCAACCCCTATGCACAACTTCAAGGCAATCAAGATTGCCGAGTACCGGCACCGCGAGCATGGCGCAGCAGGCCGGCTCTACGGCATGACCCCTGAGCTGGTCGGGCCGCGCACCTACGCGCAGTCCCGCCAGCGCTGGCGGATCGTGTCGACGGTCATCACCAATGGCCCGCTGGACGCCCAGGGAAGGCGCCCGGCGCACCTGCTGGAAATGGACCTTACCAAGGGCGGCCGTGACCGCCTCCCGTACTCCGAGGCCATCGTCGCGGCGCACCGCCAGACCGACGAACTGGTCAAGGCCACGCCTGGCGTCATCGACCAGCACTACACGCTGTACGTGCTGATCCCTGCAACCGAACTTGCCGCAAAGAAGGCCGCCAAGGCCCGCCGGCGCCGTTAATCGCACACAACAAGGACATACCCCTATGCAACTGATCCGCAACGCCATCACCTACAAGGCCACGCTTCCCAGCGCCGTCGCGCTCGCTGAGCACCTGGCCGAAAAGCCGTTTGTGCCCGTACTGGAAACCCAGGCCAGCGCGTCCGGCTTCGTGCCGGTCCAGGATGATCGCCTGGTGGCCGAGTTCCCCGGCGGCTTCGCGTTCCGCCTGCGCTCGGACGTGAGACCGATTTCCATCAAGGCGCTGCGCCTGGCGCAGTTCGAGGCGCTGGAAGCCAAGGCCGCCGAGCTGGAACGCGAGCTGACCGACGAGGAAGCGGGCGCCATCAAGGACGAGCTGTACACCAACACGGTCAAGAACACGCTCCCTGAGCGCTCCGAGCTGAACGCCTATTACCACATCGAGAGCACCACGCTGATCGTTCCGACCACAAACAAGGTGGTGGCGTGCCGCATGGTCAGCATGCTGATCGAGGCGTGCGGCGCACTGGAGACGCGCACCATATGGGTCAGCGACGTGAAGGGCGGTCTGACCGCGCGCCTCAAGCGCTACTACGGCGCCCACACTGACGGCGAATACTGCGACCGCACCGCTTTCGAAGGCTTCAAGGTCGGCGATTCCATCGCTCTGACGGGCGAAAAGGGCGCCAAGGCATCCTTCGACCTGGAGAACCTGGACCACGCGCAAAAAGGTCTGGTGGAAGCGCTCAACGCCGGCATGGAAGTGCCGCGCCTGGAGCTGGTCCACGCCGACGCCGTGTCTTTCGTGCTGACCAAGGACTTCCATCTGCGCAAGATCGACTTCTTGCTCAGCGGCCTGGAGGACGAAACGCCCGACTTCGACACTACCGAAGAACTCTGGCGCCACTCCGCGGGCGTCCAGGTATTGCAGCTGGTGGCCACCATCCAGGCGCTGTGCGACCTGTTCGGCTACCAGGAGCCCGACGAAAAGGCGCCTGACGCAGA